GAAGCTAAGCGCTGAAACTGCTGAGGCAAAACGGATTGACCGCAGCCAAGGCGATTCCACAATGATGGTGATCGCTCAGCAGGTGCAGGATCTGATCGACAATTGCCTGCGGTATCACGCTGATTACCTTGGCCAAGCGCAATCTGGCAGCAGCTATGTGAACCGTGACTTCATTGGCGCACGCCTTGAGCCAGCAGAAATTACCGCCTTGTTGCAGACTTATACCGCTGGTGTGATCAGCCAGAAAACTTTGCTTGACCAACTTGCCCAAGGTGAAGTGCTTGGCGATGACTTCGACGTTGAGGAAGAACTAGAAGCCACTCAATCCGGTGGCCTTGTTGAAATGGGTGGCCCTGAAAACCTTGGATCCGAAAATGTAAACGGCGAAGAAATGTCTAACGATGAAATGATGCAATGACGCAATCTGGCGTAACACCTCGCCTGCTCAATGTTGAGCAATTTAAGCGGCGCATTGATCGCAGTAATCCTGTTGCCAATATTTATCGCAACGCCATTGATCTGAACCGCTTTAGTAATGCGGTCGCAAGGCAGATCGTGCGTGATTACAACGCCATAATCCTTAGCGCTGTTGATGACCTGAAACGCATTGATTTTGGTGAAACCACTGCTGGTGCAGGCATCGTCAGCCCATCATCTGTACAAGCTCAGCGTTTGCGCGTCATCCTTGCTCAGCTCAAAGAATCGCTAGACGGCTGGGCAGATCGCAGCACTGCTTATGCCTCACGCGAATTGCAAGGCTTGGCTGAATTACAAACTGAATTCGTTACAGATCAATTGCGGCTTGCTGTTGCTGGTGGTGAAGTTGGTGGCCGCGGCATTGAACCCAGTGTTGTAGCTCAGCAGGCTGTAAACACCGTTGAAGTGGCGCCAAATTTTGCGGCAAGTGTTGCCAGCGTTGATCCGACCGATTTGAATTTCACGTTGCCTGGCACTGGTGGTTTCAATCTGACGGCAGCGCAAGGTTCAGCCATCACATTGCCCAATGGTGAAGTGGTGCAAAAGGCATTTCGTGGCTTAGCCGAATCACAGGCTCAGCGCTTTAACACCATCGTGCGGACTGGCATTCTTTCCGGCGAGCCAACACCACAAATTGCACGGCGCATGGTTGGAACACTTGAGTTTGGGCAGCTTGCCAAGACCGCACGGCAACAGGCTCAAGCTGGTGGTGAATTGATCAAGTTGGCCGACAATCAAGTTTTAACTGTCGTTCGCACAAGTGTTCAGCAAGTGGCCAATGAAGCCAGTCAGCAGGTATATCGTTCTAATCAAGACGTAACAAAAAAATACCGTTATCTAGCCACATTGGATAGCCGCACCTCAGCAATCTGTCGCAGCCTTGACGGTAAGGAATTCAAATATGGCGAAGGCCCATTGCCTCCTGTTCATTTCAACTGCAGGTCAACTACGATCCCGATCATTGATTACCGAGCTCTTGGCTTGCGACCGCCGGAGGAAGTGATCGGCCCGGCAAGGCGTGCAGCAGAAGGCGGCCAAGTTTCAGCAGACACCAACTATGGCCAATGGCTGCAGCGTCAATCAAAGGAATATCAAGCGGAAGTCCTAGGCAAATCACGCCTGCCGTACTTTGAAAAACTGAGCAAAGAATTAGGTCCTCAGCAAGCCTTAGCCCGTTTTGTACGTGAAGACGGCAGCGAAGTTAGCCTGAAACAGTTGCAGCAACGATATGGAAAACCCTCTTCTTAATCATTTCAAAGACGGTTACGTTTACAGCGATCTTGTTTATGCCCTCGTTGGCGAAACTTGGGTTAATGCCATCTTCACCAATGAAGGCTGGTTTACGCCTGATCTCGGCACTAAATTGGTTGCAGTTGCCGAATGGCGCCATGCCTCTGAAAAAAGGTCAGAGCAAGAAAGTGATTCAGGAAAACATCAGACGCGAAATCAAGGCGGGCAGATCCCCCGAGCAAGCAGCCGCAATCGCATACGCAAAAGCCGGTAAATCACGCAAACCCAAAGGTAAAAAGTGATGGCTATTGGTATCGGTTCCCGCGTTAGCTGGGTTTATCAAGGCAAAACCACTTATGGCGTTGTAACGGGCAAGGCTGGCAATCGTGCCACAATCCAAGGCCCATCAGGCGGCAAAGTAACTCGTGTTGGTACTGATGCTGATCCTGTACTACGCATTCAATCTGAATCAACAGGCAACCCAGTTCTGAAAAAGCGATCAGAATTGAAGCCCGCACCCAAGCGCAAATGAAAGGCAAAATTTGGGAAGGAAGCTGCAGCTACCTCAAGTGCTCGGATGGCCTGATTGAGGGTCGCTTCCTTTTCCCTGTGCCAAATACCCCGGAAGGCCTTGGTGCCTTGATGGGTCGCCTAGCGGAAGGCGTTGAAGTCATCACCTGCACCGAAAACGATGATGACGACGAAGACGATGATGACGATTAACGTCCTTCGCTTTGGTGTATCCGATCTTTAAGTTCCCCCACATACTTACGCAGCACGTTGGCATTGTCCTTGTGCCATCGATCACCTGTCTTTAAGTACGCCCGTGTATGCAGGTCAATTGCACGCAATAGCTGGTGGATAACTGGGTTCCATGGTTCCCGCACCGGTGTATCCCATTCACGACGGGACATGACGTGCAAAAAGCATCTTTTACTTATACAGTTTGCTGGTAAACCCTACGGGTCACAATGTCGGACGAACAACTGCAGGAAGCTACGCAGACTGCGAACAATGATGGGCTGGAAAAGCTCAAACGCAGCATTGAAGGTTTAGAGCGCAAAAACTTTGAACTGATCGGCAAGCTGAAAGAGCAAAAAGAAAAAGCTGTACCGGTTCCCGAGGGTGTAGACGTTCAAGAGCTACTGGACTTCAAACGCAAAAAGGAACAGGAAGAGCTGGAGTCCAAGGGCAAGTACGACGAGGCACTCAAGCAGTACGCCCAACAATTTCAAGAACGCGAGGAAGGTTACAAGCGTCGTATTGCCGAGCTTGAATCCAAGCTTACGGTGAATCAACTTGATAATCGTGTGGTTGCGATCCTTGCAGAACAGGGTGCGCACAATCCGCATGATGCGCTTCGCTTGGTGCGTGACCAGCTAAAGCTGGATGACAGTGGTAATCCTGTTGCGGTTGATGGCTACAACGAGATCCCGATGGATCAGTGGGTCGAACGCCTCAAAAACGAGCGTGGTTACCTGTTTAAGGCTCCAGCCATCAAGGGTTCAGGCGCACCCGTTGGGGTTCGTACCAGCTCAAATGATGTGCCACTTGGCACCAAAAATCCGTTTACACGCGAGCATTTCAACCTGACTGAGCAATCTCGGCTGTATCGCACTGACCGTGATTTGTACGAACGCTTGAAAGCTTCCGCAAACAATGCTTAATATGTAACCGTTAGCGACCAAAGGTTACGCCTCAGGCGCATCGGGTTACGCCCACAACGTAAATCAATTTAGGAGTTTTCACCGTGGCGACTCTTCGCTCCGACGTGATCATTCCCGAAATCTTTACGCCTTATTTGATTGAGCAAACCACCCAACGGAACCAGTTTCTGGCTAGCGGTGTAGCTCAACCTCTGGCTGCGCTCAATGCAACCGAAGGCGGCGATTTCGTGAATGTTCCCTTCTGGAAAGCCAATCTCACTGGCGATCTGGAAGTGATGAATGATTCGACCAGCTTGACCCCCGGCAAAATTGTTGCCGATAAGCAAGTTGGCGTGATCCTGCACCGTGCGCGTGCTTGGGAATCCCGGGATTTGGCGGCCCTCGCCGCTGGATCGGACCCCATGGCTGCTATCGGCGCCAAAGTTGGTGAATATCTCGCCAACCAACAGCAGATTGATCTTTACAAGTGCCTTGAAGGTGTCTTCGGCTCCCTGACGGGTGGCGATAGCCCTGCCTTTGATGCACTGCGTTTTGATACCACCGGTGCCACTGCACTTGGCCCCCGTCAGGTGTCTAAGGCTCGCGCCCTTCTGGGCGACCAAGGCGAGAAACTGAGTGCCGTGGCTCTCCACAGCGCTTGCTACTACGACTTGGTTGAGCGCAAGGCTATTGATTACGTTCTGGCTTCGGATCTGGGTATCACCCCGGACACCTCCATGCCTGACGCATTTGGTGGCTCTGTTGCTTCTGCCTACACCGCCGATTATCGAGTCCCAACGTATATGGGGCTTCGTGTAATTATCAGCGATGATATTACAAATTCGGCCGGTACTTATGCCGCTTATTTCTTCACCAATGGCGCTGTTGCCACCGGTGAGCAAGCTGCAATGCGCACGGAAGTTGACCGTGACATCCTGGCCAAGTCGGATGCCATGTCTGTGGACATGCACTACATCCACCACCCCGTTGGTGCAAAGTGGAACGTGACTACCACGAACCCCACCCGCGCTCAACTGGCTACCGTGGGTAACTGGAGCAAGGTGTACGAAACCAAGAACATTGGAATCGTGCGTGCTTCGATCACGTCCAATTACGACTGATAGGAGTAACAAACCATGGCTTCTCTTTTTGAGGTAAGTGCTGGCAAGGCCATTGGCTACGTCAGCGGTGGTGCTGTTACTCAGGCCACTAGCAAGTCCACAGGCGTCACCCTGAATAAGCCCTGTGGTGCCATCACCATGAACAACGCCTCTTTGGCAGGCGACGCTGAGGTTTCCTTTACGGTGACCAACAGCGAAGTTGCTGCCACTGATGTGGTTCTGGTTTCGGTTAAGTCTGGTGCTACCACTGGTAAGTACCTGCCTTTCGTGACCGCAACTGCTGCTGGCAGCTTTGAAATCACTGTTTCCAATGTCGGTTCTACCGCTGGCGAAGCTGTGGTTCTTAACTTTGCAGTTATTAAAGCTGCTGCTGCTTGATGGCAATGTTCGCCTTCCGGCGACTGCGTGAACAGGAGGCTCTGGCTTCGGCTGGGGCCTCTTTTTCTAATGCAGAGCCCACTCCTAAACTTGAAACAGAAGAACCGGCGCCTAAAAAACGTCGCACTGTAAAGCCCAAGGCGGAGGCCATCGATGCCGATCACGATTAACGCCACAGTCGGCTCAGCTTCGGCAAATTCCTATCTGACGTTGGCCGATGCGCAAAACATTATTGATGGCTTCGTAGAAGATGAGGATGTAGTCGCTTGGGCTTCTGCCACGACTGATCAAAAGAATCGGGCGTTGTACTCAGCCACTGAGCGCTTGGATCGTGAGCGTTTCCTTGGTGCTCGGGCAACGGATACTCAATCGTTGCAATGGCCTCGGACTGGTGTTCGCAAGCCTGATACGTACATCAATACCTACGCGGTTGGTTTTCCTTTTCGGATCACAACCGACTATTACACCGATACTGAAATTCCTGATCAGATCAAAAAGGCGCAGGTTGTTCTTGCCGTTTATTTGAACAACAACAAGGATGGCCTGAGCCTAAGCGGTATTGAGGATTATCGGTCTGTTCAGATCGGCACTTTGCGCGTCGAGTCTGCAGGAGCAAGCAGTATGGCCACGGGCGCTGATCGTGTTCCGCCGATTTTTGAAAGATACCTGACTGGGCTTAGAATCAGTGGACCGGGCAACTTTGCGATCAAACGGAGCTGATCATGGCCGATAACGACTCCTACAACATCGGCTTTGAGTACATCAGCGATACTGCGGCCCATACTGGCCGGTTTTACAAGTTGTACGCTTTGGCCGATGCAGTGATCAGCGCTGCGACGATTCAAAACGCCAGCGGCAATACCTTCACCTCTGTGCCATTGGCTGCAGGCGATCAGATCGAAGGTGTTTTCACGAGTGTGACTTTGGCTTCCGGCAAGATCGTTGCTTACAAAATCTGATCATGGCCAATAACCACGAAATCGATCCGAGCTACAGCATTGGCGCTGATTTTGTAAACACAACAACACCTAAAACGGGTCGTTGGAATCGGATTGTCATCGCCAAGAACAACACGTCATTCACGGCTATTACGCCGCAGAACTACACGGGCAACACATTGATTGGCCAATCATTCCCGGCTGGCTTCGAGTTGCAAGGTGTGTTTACTGCGTTTACGCTTGCATCATCTGGTGCCGTCATCGCCTACAAGATCTAGTCATGGCAAAATCCAAAAGCGGTGCATCGGTTGTTGATTACTCGCTTGGCGCGGAAGTCATTACGGACACTGCAGTACATACCGGCATATTTGGCCACATTGATTTCTACGAAAACAGCACGGTTGATGCGATCATTTCAACCAATGTGATCGACAATAACTTTTCTGGCGCAACCATTGATGCCGGCGCTCATCTAACTGGTTATTTCACCAGTATCAAGCTTCAAAACGGCGCCTGTCTCGCCTACAAACTCTGATGGCACTTGCAACTTCACTTCGTAAGACGGCCAGCAAGCTGATGCTGCGCTTTGGCGGGCAGGTGACTATCCGGCGGATTACGACTGGCGCTTACAACCCGACAACAGGTGTCGCCACGCCAACGGCATCTGAAACGATCATTCGTGGCTTGCTGGAGGATGTGACAGAACGGGAAATCAACGATCTGATTAAAAGCACAGATAAGAAGTTGACGATTGCCGCTGCTGACCTTGTTTACGAACCGGCCATTTCGGATCAAGTGACCGTATCCAATCGGATCATGCAAGTGGTTGAAGTGCGCAAAATTGAGCAGGACAATACGCCTATTGTGTTTGAGATGTTCTTGAGGGAGTGATATGGCTGGACAGATACGACTTGGCGATATTGGCAAGTATGCGGAAGGCCAATACAACAAGTTGGTAACTGCTGCGGTTTTGACAACCGATAATCGATTGAAACTTGCCAGCCCTGTGGATAGCGGCCGTTTTCGTGCTAGCTGGGCAATTGGTCAGAACGCGGCTCCGTTTGAAGGGCAACCCAAAGGAGATTATCCAGGCAATCCGCCACCAAATGCCGTCAATTACAGTTTGGGCAACGAGCAGGTTGGCAACGTCTATAGCATCCACAACAACCTGATTTACGCCGAGCCTTTGGCACGTGGTCGCAGCAAACAAGCGCCAGATGGCTGGGTTGATTCAATCGCTAAAGACATTCAGACTTACATCAACGCCGAAGCGGACCGAATTGGTCGTTCATCATGAGCCTCAACACCGTCCGCGCATTTATTGAAAATCGTATTGCCACCGAATTCGCCGCTTCGCCGGTGCTGCCGGTTTCCTATCAAAACGTACCTTTTACGCCACCTAATAATTCAAGCTGGATTCAGACCAGCATCATCTGGGGCGATTCTGCCTATATGACGCTGCTTACCACGTCTACGCGTGGCACTGGGGCTGGCTTTGATCGCCGCAATGGAACACTTGTCTTCAATATCTTCACGCCAAAAGGCGGTGGCCCAGGAGCTGGCTTGACAATTTCCCAGCGCTGCATCTCGCTCTTTTCACGTTTGCAACTAGAAAATATAAAATTTGATGCCGCAAATGGTCCTAGGGTCATTGAACCTTCGTCACCGGAAGGGTTTTCGCAAATGCAAGTCGTAATAACTTTTGAGGCTTACGAGCAAAGCTAGAATCATTTCAGCCAATACCGTTCACAAAAATGGCTGTCACTGTTTTGTCCGGTACGTCCGGCGCCCTCTACTACAAGCCCGCTGGAACCATCGGTACATTCGGTGAGTCTGGTGTAAATACAACTACTGAAACCATCACCGTTGAGCCTTACCTGAATTTCAAGGTTGGTGATCCGGTCAAATTCCGTTTGATCAACAGCCAAACCGGTGGTGCTGGTACTGGCACTTTGCCTGATCCGCTTAGTGCAGCAACGACTTATTACGTCATTTCTTACACTGCTGCTACCGGTGCCCTGCAGGTTTCTGCCACTGCTGGCGGTTCTGCCGTAAACCTTGCCGATGACGGCACTGCTGCTGCACCTAACGAATTTGAGGTGTATTACGCAGACTTTGCGGCTGTCGGTCAGGTTCAGAGCTGGTCATTCGAAATCAGCCGGGCCGAGATTGACGTGACCACAATCGGTCAAACTGCTGGCCAGTATGCACCCTTCCGTGCTTACATCCCTGGCTTTGCTGATGGCACCGGCACCGCCACTATCTATGTCACCAACGAAGACAGCGCCCTGTCCAATCGTATGGTTGAAGATGTGGTGCAGCGTCAGCAGGTTGGCTGTGGATTCAAGCTGTACAGCGACAAACAAAGCACCGAAGCCCTGAGCCGCAGCATCTCCCTTGATGCCGTGATTATCAGCGCCAGCCGCACTATCAACCCTGACGACGCTCAGCAGGTTGAAATTACCTTCCGTCCAACCGCAACCCCAACTTTCGATTTCAGCACTACCGCTTGATGCAATCATTTAGTTGAGTTGATCAGGCCTCTGGGTTGCACCGGAGGCTTTTTTATGCCTAAAGTGATAACAAACAATTGATTTTTATGCCTGCCCCCGCACTGTCAGCTCTTGCTCGCCTTAAGAAGGCCGCCAATCTGACGCCCATTAAGCGTGCGGTGACTTTGGCTGACGGCGAAGTGTTTGAGTTTTATTCAGCACCCTTGACGATGGCTGAGCGTGAACGTGCTCAAAAGATGCCAGGCGGTGACGATCCAAACGGTTTCGCTCTCAACCTTTTGGTGACCAAAGCAGTTGACGACACGGGAAAGCGTCTGTTTGCTGCTGGCGAAATTGCCGAGCTTAAAGAGGAAGTTCTTGACGCCGACTTGCAGGCTCTGATGCTGGCCATTATTACCAACCCCGAGGAAGGTCAAGAGCTGGACATGAAAAGCCGTAAAGGCTGAGCTGAAAAAAGATAATCTGCTTTTATTGCAGCTTGGCGTCGCTAAAGAATTGGGTTATACGTTGGCCAGGCTAAATAAAGAGGTGACCTTAGAGGAGCTTCTTGTTTGGTCGGCTTATTTTGATCTGCAAAACGAAGAGCAGGAACGCCAAATGAAACGACGTCGGTAGACTTGTTTTACTGGAGAGCTGGGTTATGTCCGTTGTCGCCAACGTTGCAATCAATGTTGATAGCCGTGGCGCGACGCAGAAGCTGCGCGAAGTTCAATCACAAGCCACAGCAACTCAACGCTCCGCCGAAGCTCTGAATAAATC